TAATACTATCAACGTAGATCAAAAAGATGCAGCAAAGACATTATTCTTTTCTCTAGACGGACGATACAATGATGTGGACATCCTACAGCAAGGCGCAGGGGAATCATATATCGATTTAAATGTTGTCGGTGATGATAGCGTAATTGACATTGTTCAAGAAGGTGCAGGAGACCATGCAGCAACTATAGAACTTGAAAACGCAGGAGGAGTGTGGAACTTTGATTTAACACAAAGTAGCAATACAAACTTAGTTTATAGTTTACCTCATAATTTATCAGATAACACTGTTGTTACTGGAGTATGCTATACAGGAACATGTAGTTTAGTTGTTAATCAAACAGAATAATAATAGGGCCCATGCGGCCCTATTACCATGATTACAATAAATATGTTACACGTAAGGAGCAGCCATGATTCGTAAAATATTGTTTAGCCCGATTTGGAGTTTTCTTGTTTTAGTATCGTTGGCGTATGTGCATATAATCAATCCTCAATTTATTGAGAGTGTTAGGTTACGTTATTTCGACATGCTGATAACAAATCAGCAACCTGTAGAAAACAACATCTATACAGTTAATATAGACGAAGCAGCAATAGATGCCAAAGGTCAATGGCCTTGGCCTAGAGACGAATATGCTGCACTTATTCAAGATCTTTACAATAGAGGTGCTGGTCTAGTTGTATTCAACGTGCTAATGCCGGAGGCGGACAGAGCAGGACAAGATTTGATTCTGGCGGAAACAATGGGTGCATATCCTGTTATCTTAAACATACTTGGTGCGGAAGAAGGAAAAAATCAACCTAACAATCCCGGCGCCGCTGTTATCAATTCTGAATTTGTTGACACTATTGTTACTTACCCAAGTATCATAGCAAACGTGCCTATGATAGAAAATGCAGCAATAGGCTCTGGCATTGTTAACACGTTTCCAGAACTAGACGGTGTTAATCGTCGCTTGCCACTTGTAATACAAAGTAACGATGTCTTATACCCTAGCGTTGTTATGGAAGTATTGCGTATAATTGCAGGTGATCCTAGTTTTCAAATTAAGTTAAGTCAATTTGGTGTAGACAAATTGCGTATACCACAATTTGGTATTATTCCTACTGATGAGCTAGGCAGAGTATGGATTGACTGGAGTCAAAAGTCTAAGAGTGTTAGTGCAACTGATTTGCCAAAAGATTTCGGCGGCGCTGTTGTATTAGTTGCACCCACTGCCGCTGGTATAAACAACCCAGTGTCAACTGCAATTGGTCCGGTGTATCCGCACGAATTACATGCCGCTGTTATAGGAACAGTGTTTAATCAAAGCAACATAGAACGACCTGCGTGGGCAACACAAGCAGAACTATTATACTTTGTATTAGCTTCGTTGTTATTGATCGTTTTATCACGATGGACATATTTAGGTATAGGTGTGTTTGTTGTTCTTATTGGTAGCAGTATCGGCGGCAGTGTATACATGTTTACTGCCTATCATTGGTTAATAGACGGTGTTATTATTTCTGCTAGTTTATTACTAGTAGGGCTTGTAAGATACGTGATTAAATTCATTGACGAATTTTTACAAAAACAAAAAGTTAAAAAACAATTCGGAGGATATGTGTCTCCTAAGATTGTTGATTTGCTTGCAAAAGACCCAAGCGTTATTGAACGTGGAGTGAAGAAAAACATTAGCATTACAATGACAGATTTGCGTGGGTTTACTCCACTAGGCGAAAGTTATGGAGACGATGTAGAGGGCCTACGTCAGATAATGAACGATTATATGGAAGCAATAACACAGCCTGTGTTGCTTAACGAAGGCACTATAATTAAGTATATCGGCGATGCTAGTTTACACATAAACGGTGCACCATTCGATCAAGACAATCACGAAGTAGTTGCAGTTAAGACCGCAATTGAAATGATAGAAGCTGTTAACGAATTTAATAAATCATTGGCTGCAAAAGGAAAACCACCTGTGGGCATGGGTGCTGGTATTAATACTGGCCCTACTGTCATTGGCAATATTGGCAGTTACAAGCGTTACGGGTATGATGTGCTAGGTGATAGTGTTAGCACCGCTGCTCGTCTCGAAGGGCAAACTAAGCCGTATGGTGTTTTGTTGATACTTGGTCCAGAAACTGCAAAAGTAGCAAAAAACTTTTACCATGTTGTGGAACTAGATTGGCTAGCAGTTAAAGGTAAAACACAAGCACTTACAATCTATACAGTAGTATGGAAAGAAACACCTACTAACGAGTTTTGGGTTAACCATGAGCAATTCTTAAAAGAATACAGAGCAGGCAACTGGAATGAAGCTACAGTTCTGTCGAACTGGCTAATCGACCATGGTCCAAGAACACTTAGCAAGTATTACGAAATGATGAACGACAGAATCGACGAGTTAGCCGAAGCAAACATCCAAAACTTTGACGGCGTTTATCGGGCAACTTCAAAGTAACAAAGGAAGAAATAATGGATCTATTTAGACAGCTAACACTAATGCATATGCAAGCATATGAAACATGGTTTCAAACAACAGTATTCCCACTAATGATGTATCAAAGCAAAGAGTGGAACAAAATAAAATATAGCTTAATGACTTTAAAGTAACATAAAAATGTAACTGAATTCAATAAATACTAGTATGGCAACACTAGTATCACCTTATATACCTAACCAACCAGTGACACCTAAAGATGCGAATGGCATTGCACACAGTAGTCCTAAAGTAGACAGGACTGCAGTTAAAGCAGCATGGGCAACATGGGTAGCGGATTGGAAAGCATATAACGTTAATGGCATTGGTAGTGACCCAGGCTTGTTTGATTACACTGGCTTTACATATGCAGATGAAGGACCATAATTATGGGCGTCCAAAACCCAAATAGCACAAACTACATTCACCCAGATGAACCTAATATTCTCAACCTCCATAAGGCAATGGAGTATAACGCATTGGGACAACCTATTATTAGGACTGTATCTGGCAGCGGCGCTGGAGGGGTTGATGCATTCGGTCGTATGCAAGTAGGACAGCCTTATACATTGTTCGATAGCCAGCATCGTTATGCAATGAATGACAAATTTTTTACTACTACAACAGGAAGCGGCAGCACAACATATAATGCTAATGCAAGTTTGGTAAACATGATAACAACAACTGCGAGCGGAGACAAAGTAGTTAGAGAAACTGACCGTGTATTCCCATATCAGCCAGGTAAAGCACTAGAAATTTTTAACACATTTGCGATGGCTCCGGGTGTACCAGGTTTGCGTCAACGTGTGGGTTATTTTAGCACACAAAACGGTGTGTTCTTAGAACAAAACGACGGCGAACTATATGTTGTTCTTCGTAGTTATAGCAGCGGCAGTTTAGTTGAAAATCGAATCGCACAATCTAATTGGAATACAGATACGTTAGATGGTAACGGACTTAGCGGTATTACAATTGATGTTACAAAAGCACAAATTCAATTTATTGATATTGAATGGTTAGGCGTAGGCACAGTTAGAATCGGTTTTGTTATCAACGGAGCTCTTATTGTTGCACATAAGTTTCATCATGCAAATATTGTGTCTAGCACATACATGACTACAGCAACATTACCGGTTCGTTATGAAATTGAAAATACAGGTGCAATTGGTGCTAGTGCAACCTTAAAGCACATTTGTAATACTGTTATTAGCAACGGGGGATATACTCCGATCGGTCGCAGTTCAACTGTCGGGCGTGGTTTAACTTATTACAATTTAACCACAAGCGGAACATTTTATCATTTAGTTAGTATACGATTAACTAGCACCAGACTAGATGACGTTGTTATACCAACTAATATAAATGTTATGACATCGAGTAACAGTAATATGCAATTTAAGCTAGTTAAAAACGCAACGTTTGGCACATCACTTTCATACTCAACTACTGGTAGTATAGATTATAGTATAACAGACAGTGCGGTGTCAACTGAAGGCACAGTATTGCTTGGTGGATATATTGTCAATAAAGGCGAGCCACGTGGGTTTGATTTATCTGAACTATTACGTTACCAATTAACAAGAACATCAACTGCAGATGTATATAGCCTTATAGCAACATCAGACACAAACAATACAAATGCTACAGGTAATATTAGTTGGATGGAACCATTGAGGGGTTAACATGGATTTTTTAACACTTGTTAGTGAAGTAGGGTTTCCGATTGCAGGTGCTCTGGCTGCTGGCTATTTTGTATTTCTTACATTGAGATTTATTTTAGCAGGAGTTACCGGAAGCGTAACAACACTAAAAAATATAATTTCACAGTTAGATAATCGTGTCCAGACTATGAATAATGATCTTGTTAAAATAGACGCATTGCTAAGTTATGCACTAGGTATTAAACCTAATATAGACCGTGTTGCAGCTAACGAAGGCAAAAATGATGCTAGGAGAGATTGATGGAATTTGACATCGCACAAGTAATCAAAGATTTCGGATTTCCAATAATAGCAGCAATGGGTATGGGCTATTTCATATTCTTCATATGGAAGTGGGTAACCGAAGTGATTGATCCGGTTATAGGCGAAAGTATGGTCACGCTCATTAAATTAGTGGATCGTGTTAGGATGCTAGACAACGACATGATCCGTATGAATATGAAATTAGCAATGGTTCTCGAACACAAAACTATAATAGATGCTAAGTTAAGCAAAGAACAAGTCGACGAGTTAGATGCTATAATAAACAAATACCAAACTCGTAGCAAAGTGTTCGACTCGACAGGTCAAGTCAAAAAAGAAGAACCAAAAAAAAATTAACTAAGCCAAGCAAAGTTAAAAAAATGTTTATTTTTTTGAAAAAGAATAAAATAGCAATTACACTTGTAATTGGTGTAATTGCGAATGTAATTGTATTCAGTGCCTGTTTTTAGTGTTTAGACACTACATCAAGTAGTAGATAATAAAAGGCACAAGAGATTTTAACTACATCTTGTGCCTTTAATCATTACTTGCCGTCGCCCTTATAGAGGTTTTTAAATACGTCCTTGCCCGGAACACGGATAAACTTTTTATCGGTTTGTTCCTTGTTAGGGTTTTCGATGGTGACCATAGTCTTTTTACCAGCCCGGTGCGCTTTAAGCTGATTCATCAAACGTTCTGCGGGATCATTGCTAGCAGTCTTCATTGACGACTGGCGAAGACCTTGAGAAATAAAACCTTTAGACTTTCCACCCTTTTTTGCCATTGTAACTCTCCTATTGGCTGTGTTGTGTTTACGTTCAATCAATATAGCAATGGCAAGTTATTTTGTCAATGACATTATTTGAACATCGCTACTAAATTTGGACCAAACGAACTTGCTGCCCACCCAATAGCAACAATCGCTGCAATGCCTACTGCTAACCACTTCATCTTAAAGTCGTCGACAGACATTTTGAACGCTATGAGTTCGTTACCTAAGACCCTAATTGAAATTTCTAAATTACCTTTATCATCGTTATCCATTTTGTTTCCTTGACTATTACGCATAAACTGCTATTGTTATTTACGTAAAATCTTTGTAAATATTAAATTATGAGTAAGAAGTATGCGATAAAAGTAATGTTTCCTGATGAGGATAAATGGGTATATGTATTAGAACACCCTACGCTTTTATATCCGGAAGAACATGTATTGACGTTTAACACATATAACGGCGCAGCCGAATACATTAAGGAACATGACTTAGTGGACATTGCGATGATTGTGTTTGTGACACAAGAGCATGAAACTTGGTATGAAATAGATTGACATATAAAAACTTTGTCGTAAGTTAAATATGTGGTAATATGGAGATACAATTATGAAACCTTTGAAAAATTTGCTAGTAACACTTGCACTGATTGTTGCTGCAACATCTGCGTTTGCACAAGAAAGTAGAAGTTTCGAAGTATGGGGTCGTGTAGTAGACAAAGAGTCACTATGGATCACTACTCAACAACCTGTGCAAAATTGCTATATTGAAAACAGGTCCACTAACAACGCAGCGGGCGGTGCTCTTACTGGTATGATTATCGGCGGCTTGCTCGGCAAAGGTGTTACTGGTCAGGATGATGGTGCAATTGCAGGTGCAGTTATTGGCGGCATGGTAGGTGCAAATAACGGTGCAAATAATTCAGGCGTAAGACAAGTAGAAGTTTGTAATACAGAATATGTTGAACAAACTGTGGCAAATGAAGTTGATGTTATTTTTGATGTAATGGGCAATAGCGTTCCGATTCGCATGAATGCAACACAAGCAAACAACTATTACGTAGGACAGCGTGTCCGCCTACGTATGCGTCTTCAAGTGTTGAACTAAAATGACAATGCACCTTGTTGGTCCTCATATGACCACTACGAAGTATAATCGTAAAAAGTCGTCTAAAAAAACAGCACGACAACTCGAAGCTGAGCGTCAACACTTAGAATTTTTGAAAAAGCTAGGTGTTGACGACGACAGTCTAAAGCGAAAACTTCCACACGACAAAAAAGGACGTAGGCAAGGTATCTGCGAAATGCCTGATCTGTCTACGGGACCACGAGTAACAAGTGATCGGGTAGCAGGCAACGGAGTTGCTAAAGATCGCAAAACATACACAGGTAGCGAGCTGCTAGGTATTGCAACAATGCACAAAAGCAACGCAGTGCCTATTAGAAAAGACAGTCCTGAAGCAGCAAAAGATATTGCTGCAATGCGTAGATAACTTGACATCTACGCATTCATATCATATATTAAACATGTAATAGCTAAGAGGCTACCATGAAACGATTCGCTAAACGCTACTATGCTCCTGCTGATTGGAACTTTAAAGGCAATCATTTGGTAGGGACACAGTGGACAGTGCTGGGTAGTAAGCCGGGAAGCGAGTATGCTGTAACAATGGCAGACAAAGGTTTCGAGTGCAGTTGCACAGGCTTTAACTTTCATGGTAAATGTAAGCATGTTATTCAAGTAGTAGAGAGGTTTGATTAATTGGCGATTCACGCAACGCTAGACTTAGAAACGCTGGACACAACGCCTAGCGCAACAGTATTAACAATTGGTGGTGTAAAGTTCAACCCAAACACTGTTGATGAACCGTATGATAAGTTTTATTTTAAACTTAGTATTGACGAACAAGATCGTCTAGGTCGCACAGTTGGCGACGGAACACTTAAGTGGTGGTCTGAACAAGATCCTGCAATTATGGAAGAAGCATTTGACCAAACAGATGCAGTTGGCATCGACGAGTTTCTTAATGCACTCAATAAATGGGTAGTTGGCGTAGATATCTTTTGGGGTCAAGGATACGGGTTCGACTACAATATCCTAGAAAGCATTTATCGCAGTGTTGAACGACCTATCCCGTGGCAATTTTGGCAAGTTAGAGATAGTAGAACATTGTTTAGTTTGCTAAAAGAAGATCCACGCAAAAAAATGCAAAAAAGTTTGCACAATGCATATTATGATGCATATTACCAATCTAAAGCAATTCAAATTGCGTATAGTGATTTAGGAGTATCACGATGACATTAGTGCCTATTGTAATCGACAAAACAAGTCAAGGCGAACGCAGCTACGACATTTACAGTCGTTTGCTGAAAGACCGTGTAGTAATGCTAAATGGTCCTGTAGAAGATTATAGTGCTAACCTAGTTGTTAGCCAACTTTTGTTTCTAGAAAGCGAAAATCCAGACAAAGATATTACGCTGTATATCAACAGTCCTGGCGGTGTTATTACTGCAGGTATGAGTATCTATGACACAATGCAATATATCAAGCCGGATGTTGCAACAGTGGTTATGGGTCAAGCATGTAGTATGGGATCATTCTTGGCGCAAGCAGGTGCTCCAGGAAAACGTTTTGTATTGCCTCACAGTAGAACAATGATTCACCAACCTAGCGGCGGCGCTCGTGGTATGCAAAGTGACATTGAAATTCAATACAAAGAAATCACTGCAATGAAACGTATGTTGACAGAATTATATGTTAAGCATAATACTGCAGGTAAGACCTATGAAGATTTCGAACGTGACATGGATCGTGATTATTTTATGACAGCGCATGAAGCTGTTGCATATGGTCTTGCAGATAAAGTTATCGACAAACGATGATAAGTAATACAAGTGGACTAGGTGTTCGACCCACTATAAACATTCCGCACACTCCGTATTGCAAAGGAGTATAAAATGGCAAAAAAATACGTATCGACTAAAACTTACAGACAAATCGCACCTTGTGCATACCGTCAGTGGAGAGCTGGCAGTCACTGCAATCAAATACATGGTTATGCATTTAGCTTTCATTTTGAATTCGAAACTGATGAACTAGATGCTAGAAATTGGGCTATGGATTACGGCGGTCTAAAACCGCTAAAAGGTTTACTAGAAGATTGGTTTGACCATACGCTGCTAGTAGCCGAAGATGATCCGATGAAGGATGAATTGTTGCGCCTAGGCGAACTAGGACTTGCTAAGATTACAATGGTAAGTAAAACCGGTTGCGAAGGCATCGCAGAGTTTCTCTACGAATATATCAATACGATTTTCTTACCAAGCTATGGCGAAGGTAATCGCTTGTGGTGCTCACGTGTAGAAGTGCGTGAAACTGATAGCAATATGGCTTATCGCCAAGGACATCGTGAAGATGGGGAATTTGCCTCTTAATTTAGAGTGGTGTGCTAATTGGCAGCAAGACGACAAGTTTTACTGCACAATGTTTATCAAAGAAAATTATTTTAATAGGACAGCCTTCGTAAAATTACTAAACAGTCAGTTTGGTGAAAATTACGGAGGCTGGCGCTATGACCATCAGAGACACGGGATAGAAGTATGGTTCAGGGAATACGAAAATATGCTGACATTCAAAATGTTAACACAGACCACAGACTTGGACGAATTGTCGAAAATTTAAAAGAAGTGTATGATCCGGAAATCAGTGTTAACATTTACGATCTCGGGTTAATTTACAATATTAAGATTTTCGAAGATAAGTGTTATATTTTGATGAGCCTTACTAGTCCGTTTTGCCCTAGTGCAGATGAAATCGTAATGGATGTAAGGCATGCTGCACTGTCTGTAGATACTATTATCGATGCAGATGTGGAAATAACATTTACCCCGGAATGGGGTCCGGACAAAATGAGCGAAGATGCTAAACTAATTTTAGGTATAGATTGATAGGAAAGTATTATGGGGTTATTTGATAGTATAAAAAAAATGTTCGGAATAAACGAGCAAAGCAAACACGAAGGCGTAGTTAACGATACGCTAATTCTTACAGCAAAAGAGCGTGTGCTTAACAATGAAAATACAGTTGCAACTGAGCCGTTAATTATAAAGCCAACTACTAAAAAAAGTAATACAACTGATTTGTTTACGCAATCCGATTTACAAAAATTATCTAAACAACAACTTGTTGAACTTGGTAATGAAAAATTTGGAATTGAAATGAGTATGAGACGCAAAAAAGAAGATCTGATCGAAGAATTCTTGATTGCACAACAAAAGGTATAATAATGACATACATAGTTGATGATGCATGTATTAAATGCAAATACACAGATTGCGTAGCAGTATGTCCAGTTGATTGCTTTTACGAAGGCGAAAACATGTTGGTCATTAATCCAGACGAGTGTATTGATTGCGGCGTATGCGAGCCTGAATGTCCTGCAGGCGCAATTAAACCAGATACAGAGCCCAGTGCTAAAGAATGGATCGAGTTTAATAAAAAGTATAGTGATCTGTGGCCTAACATTACTCAGCAAAAGGATTCACTTCCAGATGCTAAAGAATGGGACCCGACCAAAGGTTACGAAGGCGGCAGTAAACTACACTTGTTAAGCGAGAACCCGGGTAGTTAACTATAAATACTTCCGAGAGGGAGTATTTAGACATGACAACACCATCATTATACAGTTACCGTGTGAAATCAGTTGAGCGAGTAGTAGACGGAGATACATTCGATTGCATTTTAGATTTAGGATTTAACGTTTTGTTAGCAGCTAGAGTTAGAATGGCAGGGGTTGATACACCAGAAAGTAGAACCGCAGATGACGAGGAAAAAGTTTTCGGTTTACTATCAAAAGAATGGCTTAAAAATAACTTACACGGCACTGTTATTATTACTACACAAGTTGAAAAAGAAAATGAAAAATTTGGTAGAGTATTAGGAACAGTTTATGCAAACGGAAAGAATCTTAATCAAGCAATGATTCAAGAAAATATGGCAGTTGCGTATTCTGGTCAAAACAAGGATGATGTTCAAGCAGAGCATCATAAAAACAGAGTAATATTAAAAGAAAAAGGCTTAGTATGATTTTAAATATTACACCTAGCGCCCGTGATTACTTGTCTAAGATGACACTTGACAACGGGCGCAAGTATGTATACTTAAATGTCAGAGGAGGCGGTTGTAGTGGTTTCAAATACGAATGGAATTTCACTGACGATACTTCCAAAGGCACAGTCATTGATAACTTGTTAGTGTTAGATGCAATGGCTGAAATGTTTGTTTTTGGTTGCACTGTAGATTATGTTCGTGAATTAGGCGGTAGTTATCTAACAGTAAAAAATCCAAACGCCACAGCGCAATGTGGTTGTGGTGAAAGTTTTGCCGTCTGAGGAGTAAATTCATGGCATTGAACAGTATCGAAATGAATACACTAGCTAATTTAGAGAGCGAATTATCTCATTTTAAATTAGTCAATGGACACGCTAAAGAACGATACGGAATTAATGATAATGAATCTTCCATAGTTTTAAAATATATGGAAAATAGAATAAAAGAACTAAAAGCAAAAAAAGAACAAAGATGAGGAAACAATGACAAAAAAAGTAGATCTAAATGCATACACTGACTTTGTAAAAGCAGTAACAAGTGATGCAAGCAATGATCTAGAAGCACTGATTGTGCGACTACGTGAACTAAATGAAACTGTAAACATTGCACTATTGATGACAGGTGGCACTGGGCTTGCTAGCGAAGGCGGCGAGTTTAACGAAATTATTAAAAAGTGTGTATTTCAAGGTAAGCCTATGAACGATGAAACAATCTTTCATATGAAGCGTGAACTCGGGGACATTGCTTGGTATTTTGTAAGTGCATGTCGTGCAATCGGTGAAGACCCGAACGAAGTATTAGCAGAAAATGTTCGTAAACTCGAATCACGATATCCAGGAGGATCGTTTGATGTTTACTATTCAGAAAACCGTAAGGAAGGGGATCTATGAACACTCGTGTTATGACTGGTGCAGTCTACGATGATGCACTAAGAACTTTTATGCTTGCTCTTTATAACTACACTGCCGCAGGCTTGGCTATTAGTGGTGCAGTTGCATATATTACATTTGCTAGCGGTGCATTAGCAAGTATGGGCGCATTGCTATGGCTTTTTGTATTTGCTCCGCTTGGTATGATTCTATACTATAGTTTTGCAGGACGCAATTGGAGTTTTGCAACTACAAGACTGTTTTACTATGCGTTCACTGCTGTAATGGGCGTAAGCCTTAGCACTATTTTTGCTATCTATACTGCCGCAAGTATTGCTCAAGTATTTTTTATTACTGCAGCAACCTTTGCAAGTGCTAGCTTGTATGGATACACTACTAAGAAGGATCTTTCCGGTTGGGGAAGTTTTCTTATCATAGGACTTGTTGGTATTATTATTGCAAGCCTGGTTAACATTTTCTTACAGTCAAGTGCATTGCAATTTGCTGTAAGTATTATTGGTGTCATCATCTTTACTGGTTTTACTGCTTATGATACGCAGACAGCCAAAACAGTGTTTATCCGTGGTAGAATGAGCGCAGAAGAAACTGCTAAGTTTGCAATTGAAATGGCACTCAATCTATATCTCAATTTCATTAACTTGTTCCAAATGCTATTGAGTCTGCTTGGGAACAGAGAATAAGGTATATTATGGATCCGATTATAGGACAAATTATCGAAACAGCGTTTAGCTGGGAAATGCAAGACTGGGCGTTGTGCGACGGCAGACTGATGCAGATCAACCAATATCAAGCACTTTACTCATTGTTAGGAATTCGTTATGGTGGCGACGGACACACTACATTTGCGTTGCCAGATGAAAGACCAAAAGACGCAACCGGTAAACCGATTCCTTGGGACCCGAATAAACCAGTAAAGCAAATAGCGTTGCTTGGTTATTATCCAATGCGTCCATAAGAGAAATTATCACGCATCTAAGATGCGTGATAATTTTATGACTTAATACTGAATATGCTCCATACCTTTAGCATATACTTCTAAATAGGTAACATAATTTTTCATACTATGATCGCTAAAATTGTCGATCTTACCTTGTTTAATACCCATTAGTATGCCACGTATACGATCTTTAAATCGCTGCCATGTAGTGTGTTGTCTTACATTGCCAAATGCATTTAAGTAATGTTCTTCGCCGTCATGTATGTATCCTAAAAAGGCTGGCGGCACTTGCGTTACAATATCGTTGTTGTTGACCCAGCGATGGTGCTTAACAGTCAAACTATTAACAAATGTTCTCCACCCTACACGGGGCGATCCGTAAGTATATAATTCTTCTACTGTTGGCATGATCGGATCGTTTTCACAACGGCTTGCCATAATAGTTGCCATTGCTGCACCTAAACTATGACCACAGAACCATGCTTTTCTTGTTTTACCGACTTCGTGTAAATCTTCTTTTATTAACGGCCATAAGTCATCCACTTCACGTTTAAATCCTTTGTGAACTCGGCCGAATGTTTCTGATCTAACAGGTGCTGCTCGTAAGTCTGCTTTAAGATCATTCCATTGTGTTGGTTGTGTTCCTCTACATGCAATTACAATATCTGTGTCGTTCATAAAACGGTATGCTTGGGCACCGTCTACATTATAAAATTCGACTGTTGTGAATCCTAGTTTATTTGCTTCTGTTACTACAGTTTCTTGATCGTCGTCGTAAGCTATACTCGCTAGTCTAGCGAATAATAGACTTCGACTAGCGAAATCTAGTTCATTAATCATGGTTGTCACTCCTACTCAAAAATATTTATTGACAACCATATAAAAACACCATATATTAAAGTATAAGAGGTAGCCGTATGAATATAACTATTGCAGGTATTGGCTCGGTAGGTTTAGCACACCAGGCTGTATTAACTGATTTTTTTAAAGTAAACATGTATGATCCCTATAAAGGTTTTAACGACATCGGCAACCCCGATGGTGTTATTATTTGTGTTAGCACTCCTTCGAATGATGATGGATCATGCAATTATCAAAATGTGATAGATGTTATTGCAAAAGTTAAGGAAACAACGCCTGTTCTCATCAAAAGCACAATTAGTATAGAAGGTTGGCAAGACATACGACAGCGTTTCGCTTCTCATCTGTTAGCATTTAGCCCAGAGTTTCTAAGATCCAACACTGCAACAGAGGATCTACAAAACACTAGACATATGTATATTGCAGGTGACCAACCTGGTTTCTGGCATGCCGTTTTTAGGCTAGCACATGATGATCCTTCATTTGTTACAGAAGTTGCAATAGCAGAAGAATTAATTCTTGCTAAGTATTTTCGTAATAGTTTTTTAGCAACAAAAGTAACATTCTTTAACCAAATGTTTGATTTGTGCAATGCTATGGGTATAGATTATAATGTAGTTTCGCATTTGGTATCTGCCGACAACCGAATCGGAAACAGTCATACTAGAGTTACCGAAGAGCGTGGATACGGCGGGCATTGTTTTCCTAAAGATACTGCAGCCATTGTAAACACTGCAAAATCAGTTGGTGTTGAATTAGAGCTAATTAATAGTAGTATTAAATACAACGAACGCATTAGGAAACAACAATAATGTTTTTAAACCTCGAAGACTTAAATGTAGAACAACTGTTACAAAAGCAAATTGAAATCAGACAGCGTATGTCACAAGCACGTGGTATGAGCGGTCAAGTAATGTATCAATTGCAAAACATGTTGGAATATGTTAATGTCGAATTACAAACACGTATTGCACAAGAGCAAGTCAAATCAGAACGTGAGAAACTTATCTCCGAAGGTAAGAATCCAGATAGTTCGTTTGAAATTGGATGAATAAACTGAACGCAGCTAACGAATTAGTTGTTAATGAAAACGACCTTGTAGAAATGTTTTTACAAGGTAATAGACCTGACATGGTTACAATGCAAAGCACTGCAGTTATAGAAAAATATAATCAATTTTGTAATTTATTTTTGTTTGATGGTAACATTGATGTAGAACTATCAGACTCTACTACAGATAAGTATATGGCAACAATAATTGATAACTGGTGGTTGCCCGCAGAATACAAAGACATGAATCTTTACAATCATCTGAGCGACTGTTTAGAAAAACATCTAAATTGTAATGCAGATGGTGATCGCATGTATGGGACCGACGAATGGAAAAGAGTATGCGAAGAAATGGACGTATACACAGAACGTGGGTTGTTACCTGTTCTTAAATTTATGGTATACTTAGTAAACACTATGCGGGCTAACAATATTGTCTGGGGTGTTGGTCGTGGATCAAGCGTTTCTAGCTATGTGTTATTTCTTATTGGTGTTCATAGGATAGATAGTATGAAATATAATTTAGATTACAAGGAGTTTTTACGGTGAGACAAATCAAAACTGCCAGAGGCGCTATTATTGACATGGGTGTCTTATCTGCAAAACACGAAAAGACAAAAGCTGTAGGTAATATATTAATGAATGCCCGTGGAGACAGACTGAATCCGGACGGAAGTATTAAACTAACGGCAGAGCAAATGGCACGTATGGATCAAGACCGTAAGTCTACTCCTCAAACTACGCCAGTCAGTGACCCTAGACCGGTTGCAGCAACAATACAGCCTACCCAAACTGTAAATGTGCCTGACGTAGAGTTGGATCCGGAACCTGTTAGTAAAATCACTCGGACACGAGATGACGGAACAAAGTATGTTGAAATCGAATACGACGACGGCACTATAGAAACAATAGAACTAAAAGAGGAATAAAATGATTAACGTTAAAGCAACTAGGACAAGTGTTTTAGGTTTCTTTATCAATCCGCCAGGAGAAACAGTATCAAAGGGCGGACTTATTGTATTAAACGACGATGGCAATGCACGGGGTATTAAAACTAGATTTTTCCGTGTGCATGATGTTGGTGTAGACAGCGGTGTATATCATGACATTAAACCTGGCGATATTGTTGCAGTCCCGCATGGTCGCTGGACTCGTGGGTTCGACATTGACCATCCTGAAGGTAAATTGCTATACGGCATTGATGCTAAAGATATACTTGGCACTTACGAAGGCAACGAAGAAGACATTGCATAACTTACATGAAAAAAGTTTGGCGTATTTGGGCTAAAAGCCTAGGCGAAAAAGTTGGCGAAACAGATGCACAAGCTGATGCAGTTGCAATAGTAAGAACCTTTTGGTGGGTCACGCATATAGTAACATGTGGATTTATTATCGCTAACAATGGACACAATTTAGGGTTATGGTAATGACTTTTAAGAATAAAGAAGACTTGACCGAATGGGCATACGATCAATTCAATAAGTTTGGTGTTAAACTTCCAGAGACATATAGTGAACAAGAATTGATTGACTTAAACCCAGGTGTGCCTGTATATTTTATAAAATCACATATAAAAAATGGCAAGAATTAAATTATTTTTAGAGTGGTATAAACTATTACGCTCACGGAAATATTCTAAAATGCTATGTATTGGTAGTGCATGGTATAACAGCAAGTTTTACACAACAGACGGGAAGTATCGTAAATGAAAGAAATTTGGACAGAAAAGTATCGACCTAAAACAGTAGGCGAGTATGTGTTCAAAGATGCAGCACAAAAAGAACAAGTGTTGCAGTGGGTTAAGAGCGGAACAATTCCGCACTTGTTGTTTAGTGGTAGCCCTGGCACAGGCAAGACTACACTTGCAAAAGTATTAATCAATGACCTCGGGGTTCAAGATGCTGATGTATTGCTAATTAACGCAAGCCGTGACAACGGTGTTGATCTGATTCGTCGCAAAATCACTAACTTTAGTGAAACTATGCCGTGGGGAGATGTTAAGGTTATTCTATTAGACGAAGCTGACCACATTTCAGCAGAAGGGCAAGCTGCATTGCGTGGAGTTATGGAACAATACGCAAGCACTGTTCGATTTATTCTAACTTGTAACTATCCAAACAAGATTATCCCTGCTATTCATAGTCGCTGCCAAGGGTTTCATATTACTAGTTTGGACCAAACGGACTTCACAGTTCGCATTGCGGAAATTCTAGTTGAAAACAATGTCCAATTTGAAATTGAAACACTGGATAGTTTCGTTCGTGCAACGTATCCAGACTTGCGTAAAACTATCAACAATGTGCAAGCTGCTTGTGTTAACGGACAATTGCGTCAAGCAGAATCGTCAGACCAAGATACCGGCTGGCGTATTAAAATGGTGGAGTTGTTTAAAGCGAAGAAAATCAGAGAAGCACGACAACTAATTATTGCTAATGCTCGTGCAGACGAGTATGAAGATATATTCCGCTGGCTATATCGAAATATTACAATGTTCGGAAGCAACGAAGATCAACAAGACGAAGCAGTTATTGTTATCCGTAATGGTATGGTAAAACATACCCAAGTTGCTGACCCAGAAATCAATCTAAGTGCCACGTTGATTGAATTACAACAGCTCGGCTAATAAATACTTGCATGTTGAAACAGCAAGTAATTTTAGAAAAAAACATCAAGGTTAACAATAAAGACACTAAGTCTAATAAAACCAATTGCACTAAAAAATCAAACGGCGAAGAAAGAACTAATACGTTATATCATCGACATCAAGCTAGATTTGAATCGGAAGATGCAACAACTAAATTAAATCAACTTGATCTGTTAATACAGGATTGGGTAGTCGGCTATGATGATATGGTCGTGGTGTATTCTTCTGTAAAGATGCAACCTGCGTTACAAGTTCAGTTAATTAATCCTAGATTTAAACCTGTTCGTAGTAGTAATTATAAAGAAATAAGACAAGACCCATTAAGTAATTTGGGTATAACTGTTACTAGAGATATCAATACTAAAACGTATTACTATCACATACCACTATAAGGCATAAAATGAGTAAACTAATAGTAGTTGCACTACCACCTGAGTTTCAGCGTGAATATGTGCCATCGGGATTCAATGTTTTGTATACTGGAATTGGCAAAATTAATGCCGCCATGCAACTAACAAAATATTTAACAATAAACCCGCACACTGAGTTTGTTATTAACTATGGAACTGCAGGTGCAGCAGAAGATCATTACAAAGGTCAACTACTAAGTGTTAGTGCAGTATTAGAACGAGATATGGATTTAAGTCCTCTCGGGTTGCCGTTATACGTTACTAACATTAATCAACGTCCGTTAATTTATACTTCAAACAAAGACCCAGGTGTAGTATGTGGAACTGGAGATAGTTTTGCTCGCCCTCAAGAAGGTTACGACATTGTAGACATGGAAGCATATGCACTAGCTGCAACTGCACAAATGTTTAACGTTCCGTTTTATAGTTACAAATACATCAGCGATGTTGATAGTGATGAAGATCACGGTAAAGAATGGGAAAACAATGTTAGCAAGGGTGCTAAATTGTTTTTAGAACAAATTTTTTACGAAAACCGTTACTTCCGAGGTTGACATCCAAGACGTCTTACACTATATTTAATGTGTAGGAAGAAGGACAACACCAATGCGTGAAGAAGTTGGAATTTGTCGTCGACACGAAGGAATTGCGTGTGAGGATGGTTCTTGCGGGTGGTGCTTGCATGAAAAAACTGTTACTATGACGACATGGGAAGTTCGATTCGTTGGACGCACATCGACGTGGCTTGTAAAGGCTGAAACCTTTCTCGAAGCTGTCGAGGAAGCAAAAGATGTTGCGAAAGAAAATAAAATTCCCTTTGCCGACATTCGAGCTGTTGAATATGTGATGTATTAAGGAGGCATAAATGAACGCCGAAGCTATTATAGCACTGATACGAGCAGAAGTCCGGCCAGATATCTACGGCGATCTTTACGGCGTCGATGGTGTTGCAGAATACCTTGCAGACGAGATTCGTCGTGCCGAAAACCGTGGATACTTCCGAGCAATGGAAGATATTCGCTCGGGTGAACTTGAACGTATTAATAACCTCTGAGGAAATCATGACCGAGACTACTTTCCGTTTCACCCAAGGACCTAAAGGTATGACCGTTGATGTCTCCTACGACACCGGGTGGAATGAAGGCCTCCAGATCGATGGCGAAGGCGGTTGGCTGGACGAGGTCGCACTCAACGACGACGATGCTGCCATCTTCCGTATCCGCAACATCAAGACCCGCAAGCGTCTGAGCATCTGTGGTGTGCGTTACTGGCGGGGCATGACTTTCTCTGTAGTGTGTCTGGATGACAACGCAGAAGGGTTTGAGATCACTGAAGACGGGCAGGGTGTGACCGTTGTGTGCAAGGGCGGCAGTTCACTGGAATATGACCCTGCAGAACCGCCTCCTGTCAAATAGAGGTTGACATCCAAGACGTCTTACATTATATATAACATGTAGGCAACGGAGAGTTGATATGAACACTGCTACTATTATCCGAGACCAGATTCGTGCGATGGACCGGTTTGCGTTCGGTGCGTGGGGCACCAAGGATATGGTTAACATGGGTGACGGTCTTAAGTTTAAGACTTCGGGTATGACCCGTTGGAAAGGCCATGTGTATGTCAAGTATGATGAAGGTCGTGACCTTTATAACGTAGACTTCTTCCGTATCCGTAACGCAGAAGTTAAGTATGACAAGCGTGTAGAAGGTGTGTTTGCTGAAGATCTGGTCACTGTAATTGACGCCCAGGTCGGCTAATGTCTAAAGCACGATTTGATATTACGGCTATCATTTACGACAAACGTGGTAAGGTGTTGTCGGTAGGTAAAAATTCCTACTGCAAGACCCATCCGCTACAATGCAAACACGCCGAAAAGGTCGGCCTGCCCGATAAGATTTTCCTTCATGCTGAGATTCATGCAATCGCTCTTTGCAAGCGACTTGATAAAGCACACAAAATTGTAGTTATGCGTTTCGACAAAAGTGGTAAGCCGGGCAATGCTAAACCTTGTCCTGTGTGTCGTAGTGCTATTGAAGCAACGGGTATTAAAATCGTAGAGCATACGTAATGACTAACCCGCTGTTACCATTGACAACAGGGCTTCAAAACGGTAGTATTACTGTTATTATGAGTAGTAGAAAAGCCGGAAAAAGTGTAGTCCTAGAAGGGATGAAGTTAGAAAGCCAGTGGCACAAAGAGCTACTGGCTAAAGGGTGGCATCCTGTAATGGGAACAAAATATTTTCATTTAAACTGGGCGCAGTGTCATCGAGAATGTAAAGAAATCTTCGGCGAAGAAAACTATACGTGGACAGGTAGTGTGTTTTGGTTTAAAAATAAAGAAGACATCTTGGTCTATAAATTGACATTTAGTCGTTGACATTCGATACGTCTTACTTTATTGTATATTTGTAAGCGAAAAAGAGGAAAGACACGATGAACAAGATTGCCATGCTGAAAGCTGTTCTTGCTAAGATTGAAGCGGAAACGAAACTTGCTGCAGAAGTTAAGGCAGAAAAAATTAAGGCAGTTGAGGCAGAGATTGAGCGTGAACTGTTTGTTGTGGATCTGTGAGGAGAGAAGTAATGCTAATTGTTTTTGATATCGACGGAACACTGGCTAATTGCGAACACCGTCTGGATTTTGTTCGTAGCAAGCCTAAAAACTGGCCTGCGTTTGATGCTGGTATTCCAAACGATAAAGTAAATCCGCACGTTGCGGAAGTGTTCCATAGTCTGCGTGATGCTGGCCACGACATTGTTTTTGCAACTGGTCGTAGCGAGCGCACTCGAGATGCTACTGTAGCGTGGCTCAAAGAAAACGGGTTCTGGCTGATTAGTTCTCATCTCTACATGCGTAAAGACGGCGACTTCCGTGGCGATGACATTGTCAAGCAAGAAATCCTTGACCAAATGACTCGTGCTTGGGGTCGTAAGCCAGACATGGTGTTCGACGATCGTCCACGTGTAGTTAAGATGTGGCGTGACAACGGCATCTTCGTGTTCAACGTATACCAGGGCGAGGAGGACTTCTGATGATTACCGCAAAAGAAGCAAGAGAGTTAGCTGGACCTACTTTTGAAGAAATAGTAAAAGAGCAACTTGAGTTTGCGTATGAACGTATCAAACTTGCTGCCGAAAACAAGCATCGTAGTGTTAATCTTACTAACGAATTTTGGTCTCGTGGTGGGTATGGCGGAACAGACGAATACAAGGCCGCTGTAAAACAACTCAAAGTGCTCGGGTTTGGAGTAGATTTTTTCTACGAAGAACTTCAGTTTGTGAACATGTATACCATCGTAAAGTGGTAGGATTTTCAATGATTCCTTATATCGTAAAAGGCACTGTGTCAGTTACGCCCTATATGGGCGACACCTACGAAGTGGACGACATCCGCATTGTAGTGGCTACGGATACTGCAGAAGCCTATACCAAATACCAGGACTACTGGCAACGCAAAACCGAAGAATACAGCATCTACTATCATGCTGATTGTGAAGTAATGGAGACACTCTTCTAATGGAAAAACTTTTCACTGATCTAGTTAACATTGGCATTGCAATCGGTGTTGTATACCTTATTGCGTGGGCGCTTAATATGGATCCAAATCTAGTAGTTGGGTGGGCAGCTCTTGGTATGGCAGCAACACGATGAAAGTAGAAAATCTGCACAAACTTGTTTTCTTTCTGCTATGGGCAGAAAAGCATGATCCTAAAATGATGTGGGGAGGACATACTATTAGCGAAGCGATTGAAGCGGTTGCTGATCTAATGGGTATTTCTGCTGATGTATTAAGAAAGGAACTCATTTAATGCAAAAACACTTTGTAACATTCTATTCGCCTGGAACATTTGTTTCCGAAACCACTACAAAAGAAATTGATGCGTGGAGCATCGATCTTGCTGTTCGAATGGCAAAAGAGATTGTAGAGCGACATAGAGCTACTCCATATGGTTTTAGTTTTAAAACGCAAGAGAGCGATGGCTGGGAACCTAAAAATGTAAAAGAATCTGGAATGTATTTCTTGGGTGGTAAACTATTAACACTAGACGACATTCCCGATGTTTCGGAAAATCGTATATTGCGTAGTAATATGCGTAATAACGGTTATGATACTGTAATTGAAAATACTAACAGTTGGAAAGTTACACTACCGTTTAATAAAGAAAAAGATACACTCCTGGAGTGGAATTCTAATTAAATGAGTTGACAAGTAAGATGTCTTACACTATATTATAAGTGTAGACAGCGAAAGAGGTGATGGAATGGCTATGGCTCGGAAAAATAAAGATGGCGAATGGGTAGTGAGTGCCGAGATTGGAGTTAGCCGCTATGATCTTGAAGGCACCGTCGACGAAATCAAAGCCGCACTGGATGTAATGCGTAACAGCGCCGTTGCAATGGGGATGGTCGGCGAAGGTCGTGTTGATATCAGCACTGAGCGTGGTTACTACAGCGACGACTACGAAGTAAAGATAACCTATTACTTCGATCGTTACGAGTATCCTGCCGAAAAAGAAAAGCGGGAAGCTATGGAAGCTAAACTTAAAGCTGACGCTAAAGCCAAGCGCAAAGCTACTGCTGAAAAGAAAAAGCTGAAGAACGATCCTGAATATGCCGAGTTCGAACGGCTCAAAGCTAAATTTGGAGGTTAATATGTCTAATCCTACTTGCATTGTAATGGTCGGGTTGCCGGCTTGCGGTAAAAGCACTCGGGTTCGTGAACTTACTACCATGAACCCAGATGCTTTTGTTTATAGCACTGATAACCTGCTCGAAGCATGGGCCGCCGATGACGGTAAGACCTACAACGAAGTGTTTAACGATTTGGTGGACAAAGCAACTAACGAAATGAACCGCTTGCTGGATACTGCTATTCGAGAAGGCATGGACATTATCTGGGATCAAACTAACCTTAGCGTCAAAAAGCGAGCTAAGATTATTCGTCGAATGAAGAACGCCGGTTATGAAGTCGAATGCGAATGTATTGTGTTTCCGCAGGGCGATAGCCAGTGGGAAGATTGGCGTCACCGTGTAACTAATCGTCCTGGCAAAACTATTCCTGTTCATGTTGTTGAATCGATGATGGACAGTTTTGTTATGCCTACTGAAGACGAAGGCTTCGATGCTGTTTATTGCTTCGACATGTATGGCAATCGAGAATAATCGTTGACCTTTGTCTACTCTTGTGCTATGTATAAGAGTAGACAGTATTAACAAGGATGCAGCAATGAACTACGAATTTCCAGTAATACGCACTATCCAAGATGTTCTTCCTCATATCGAAGGACGTGACGAATTTGTCGTGGCAGAGCGTGATGGTTACACTGTAATTAACTATGCTGTTGCCATGGAAGATACTTTCCCTCCGGTAAAGGTTGCCGGCGGTAGCGCAAAGATGCGGGCCGAACGAGCTCTTACTAACGCTATGCGTCGTGAGTGCCGTGGTTTGATCTTTGGACCTGACGGTGCTCTTATGAGCCGTCCGTTTCATAAGTTCTTTAACGTGAACGAACGTGAAGAAACTCAGATGAACAAAATTGATCTGAGCCAACCTCACGTAATCATGGAAAAGATGGACGGTTCTATGATTCGTCCGATTATCGTGAACGGCTGTTTGCGTCTTGCTACCAAGATGGGTGTAACTGAAGTTGCTATGGCTGCTGAAGCGTATCTTGCTTCTCGCAAAGATAGTGGTGAGATCCTGAACTGGATGCAACGCTGTGTTCAAATCGGAGTTACTCCGATCTTTGAATTCGTAGCACCGACCAACCAAATCGTGCTGAGCTATAGCGAGCCCGACTTGGTGTTGTTAGCTATCCGTCACAACGAGACTGGTAACTATCTTGTTGAGCAAAACTCGACTCCGTCGGGACTTACTCGTGTTCCGGTTTATGGTAGTGTAGAAGGTAGCCTTGCCGACTACATTGCTCGGGCTCGCTTGCAAGAGGGACGTGAAGGTGACATTATCCGTTTTGCAGATGGTCATATGCTAAAGATCAAAAACGATTGGTATGTGCGTATCCACAAAACTATGGATAAGATCCGTTACGACCGACACATTGTTGAGTTGATTCTACACGAAGAAGTCGACGATGCAGTTCCAATGTTGCCGCAGCACGAAGCAGACCGTGTTCGTGAATTCGAACGTCGATTTGCAGAACGGCTACATGCACTGGTTGAAAGCTACGAACGTTACTACAAGACTGTAGTTGCTTCGGGTCTAGACCGTAAGCGTTACGCTCAGGAATGGATGCCTACGATCAAAGATAACGACTCGTTTGCTCCTAACTATGTGTTTGGTCGATTTGGTGATCGTGATGGTCGTAAGATGATTATTGACCATATCGAGAAGCATACTTCTACTAACACTCGTTGGGAAGAATGTGCTCGTTGGATGGGCATGTAACATCAAAATAAATTAAAGAAAAAAGGCGGCTTAGGTCGCCTTTTTTTGTTGACATATCAAGAGTTCTTACTTATATTATACTTGTAAGAAACGGGAGATACCGATGATAACTGTCATTGCTTGGATCGTGTTCGTATTCGCTACCCTTTGGAACATTTTGTTCTGGACTATCGGCGCTTGGATTACTTTGAAAGGAGAACCTAAGAACGTTAAGATGAAACGCACCATTGTCGAAATGGTCTTTACTCTTGCGATTTGGTTTATCCCCGGCGTGTATCTTTTTGGTTGGTTCTAACTTTTCTAGTTGACATATCAAGAGTTCTTACTTATATTATACTTGTAAGGACGGAGAGCTGTAATGACCACCAAGGTTATCACCAACGTTGAATACACTGTTTACGAAACGCAGATGACCACTTACGATCCGTTCAAAGGTCTGAAGATGCTGGGTCATCCGGTTGCTCACTACGACAACTACAACGATATGATTCATGATTGGCTCGACGACTTTTTTGCCGGGACTCACAACTTCTTCGTTCAACAGAAGGACACCTAAAATGGACTACGATCTCGATTACTACGGCGGGCGGGACCTTGTGTATCCTAAGACGCCGATTAAGCCCAGGCTGGATCCTAAGGCCAACTCCGAAGCGGCTTTGACCTACGCACGAGACTTGGCTGTGTATGAAAAGGAGATGGTTACTTACCGTGAACTGACTGGCGAATACTGCCGCCTGAGCAACCAGCGGATGGACGAACTGCGTGATCGTCTGCGTGACGATTACGACCTCACGCAGGCACAGTTTGACCTCCTGTGGCACAAGGCTTGGGAAGATGGTCACGCTAGTGGTCTCCACGAGGTTCTCTACCATTTCGAGGATCTATACGAACTGGCTGCAAAATTTGCTGAACTGGAGGGATAAGATGACTGATCGTGTCGCTGAATATCCGACGAGTTTTGAAGTTTCGAATCGCTTTGCTACTGTCGAGTTTTATATCTACGAAAGCCAGGACCTGCTGGTCAAGGTAGAAGAAGGCGGGAGCGATTGGAACAGTCAGTATGCTAGTTTCAACCTGACTTCCGAAGAAGCAACTCGTCTGAAAGAATTTCTGATCGCTAAAGGATACTAAAATGACTGACATTCTACAAGACATGGCTGGGCTGCTTGCCAAGATGGAAGATGGCGATCCACAAGACCTTACACAGAAAGAACTTTATCTTCTGTTGTCACGTGCTGTCGGTGAGATCGATCGACTTCGTCGAGTAAATTCTGATATGGGCTGGCGCCTAAACCCAGATCGTATGGGCGGCCAGTTCACCGATGATGAAAAAAATAACACAGGATGGCTATGAAAACTCTCGCAATTATACTTGCATCGTTTGTTACCGGAGTAGTAGGAACCGCTGCAATCACATATGACGAACCAAAAACTCCATGTATCTATAACTTTTCAGACAGTTGGCTTTGGTATATGGAACAAGGTGAACTTAACGATATTGACGACACTGAAGCTGAAAAACAGTTTCACGATATGATTGTCGGAGTTGTTACCGAACAAAAAAGTTTGTATACAAGTAAAACTGGAATTCAATATGTTGTTCCGAGTTATTGCTATGTAGAAGATACTGGATTTTTTGTTAAACTATGGCGTAAGGACGAATAAGTTGATCGAGTTTATTTTTCGTATTAAGAACCCTTGGCCCAGTAATCGTAAACAAGTGGACTACGTTTACCGGGACAAGCGTCTTAGCAAAAACTGGGCTGCTGAACTACAGATCAGTCGCTGGGCTATGAACTACTTTGTAGAATTGTGGATTGATACAGCATGGACCGGGGAAGATCACGCAGGACCTCGTTTGCACATCGAACTGTTTGGTTACATGTTTGCTGTCAAAATCTACAACATTAACCACTGGAACTGGAAAGCGGGTCGTTTCTATACCGAAGAGGAAGCACGGGCTGAATACGAGGAAGATCAGCAGTGGCGTAAAGATAACAACATCGATCAAGATCCTGACGACAAGTATGCAAAGTGGGCAGAGAAATGACTTTTGAAGAATGGTTTGAAAAAAATCGTGACGAGCTAGCGCAACTGCTTCGTAACGATGCAGAAGAAGCACTGTGGCGAGCGTGGTTTGCTGGTATGGAACACGGCATGAATGGGTTGGCCGAAACTTTTAAAGAAATATGGGCACCATAGTAACTTGACATCCAAGAACTCTTACACTATATTATTAGTGTAATAAGAGGGTTAAAAATGAACTGGACACTGTTTCTCGATGATCTCCGTTTTCCCGCCGATGTGCGCTACGATTACGGTCCTTATAAGGATCTGATTATTTGCCGCAGCATGGATGACGCAGTTTGGGCAGTGAAGCAATATGGCTTGCCAAAGTTCATTAGCTTTGACCATGACCTTGCAGACATCCATTACATCATCGGAGACGGCGAAAAGACTGGCTTCACTTTTGCCAAATGGTTCTGCGATTATATCATGGATAATGAACTGGAAATTCCGGATGGATTTGGGTTTCATGTTCACAGCGCCAATCCTGTTGGTGCAGAAAATATCCGTGCTTACATGAACAACTTCCTTAAAAACTGGAACGACGATGTTTAAATAATTGACAGCATCGTCGTTTTATGCTACTTTAACTTTGTAACGAAACAAAGAGGTATAAAGATGCGTAAACTTGCTTCGATCCGACGCATTGCTGACATTCTGCCCATCGAGGGTGCAGACGCTATTGAAGTAGCAGTTGTTGACGGCTGGAAAGTTGTCATTAAAAAAGGCGAATTCGCTGTTGGTGATAGTGCTATCTATCTTGAAATTGATAGCTGGGTCCCACATGATATTGCTCCGTTCCTTAGCAAGGGCCACGAGCCCCGTGAATACAACGGTGTGAAAGGCGAGCGTCTTCGCACTATCAAGCTTCGTGGACAAGTTTCGCAAGGTTTACTTCTGAACTACTGGGATTTTCCAGAAGTTGTTACTGCATTTCACAAGACCCGTGTAGTTGATCCTACTGATACTGACAGTAACTTTGACGTCACTGATATCCTTGGTATCCAAAAGTGGGAAGCTGAAATCCCTGCTCAGTTGCAAGGGCAAGCTGCAGGCATGTTCCCAACTTCGTTGATTCCTAAAACGGATCAAGAACGGATTCAAAACTGCTTTGGCGAGATTCAAAAGCGGGCAAAGCGGTTTGTCACTGAAAAGGTCTGGAACACGGAAACACAAACTCTTGAAGAGCGTCCTGTTGTTGTGCCGGCAGATTTCAAGGAACCGACTTACGAAGTCACTATGAAGCTGGATGGATCAAGCTGCACAATCTTCCGCTGGGAAGGTGAACTTCGTGTTTGCAGTCGGAACCTTGAACTCAAAATCAACGAAGAGAACAAAGACAACACCTTTGTCGCTATGGCGCTCAAACTTGGCGAGCGCATCCCAAATGGTGTAGCTGTTCAAGGTGAACTGATGGGGCCGGGTATTCAAGGTAACCGTGAGGGGTTTACTGAGCATAAATTCTTTGTGTTCGACATCTTTGATATCGATCGACATACCTACATCAATACTCTTGATCGTAGGGTGGCGTGTAAGTCTTGGGGTTTTGACCATGTCCCGGTTATCACCACCGATGCCAACGCACCTGGCAGCGTCGAAGAAGGTCTTGCTTTTGCCGAAGGTCCAAGCATCAATCACAAGATCCGTGAAGGTCTTGTTTGGAAGTGCAATGAAGACCCGAGCTTCAGCTTCAAGACTATCAGCAACCAGTTCCTGCTAAAAGGCGGGGACTGATTATGAATCGTGAACTTAAAAGGAAATTCCGTGAGCCGAACAGAAATACACTATTGTAAAAAGTGCCGGTGTGATCGTCGTCACAAAGTGTTTAAAGATGGTCTTGAAACTGGCGAACCGGTTGACGGTTTTGAACGAGCATTTTTTGGTATTTTCACATTGGGCATGAGCGAGTTGATCACCGATTGGTGGCGCAAGTGTCAAGCCTGTGACACCAAAACAAAACTGTGAGTGGTATAGATCAATGGCGAAACTAATAGAAAAACTCAAACACTGGATAAAATACAGCAAGTGTGTTTGTCCAAATTGCCAAGAGTTGGTCGAACGTTCACAAGTAGACTATTCAATTTTTTGTGAAAGATGCGAACGTGTAATTAGAAGCGAGAACAGAAAAGTGCAAAAGGTAGCAGAAATTCTTAGTCAATATGCAACCCGTTTTCAAATTGCCGAAGACATTGTAATTGAAAAGCGTGGGGAAGGAAAGTGGTGTGTCCAAGTGTTTGGAGGCACAGTGCTTGACCGTGATCTGAATCGTCACTACGAGCCTATGCCTAGTAGCAGAACTGAAGAGTTTATTGCTGCCACACGCTTCACACTCGAAGATGCGTATACTATTGCTAAAAGGTATGAAGAAAATGGATTATGATGATTGGCGATCTGCTCACGGGGTTGCTGAACCCTCACAAGGAGTTAAAACAATGAAACTTGGCGACAAACTAAAACAAACGTTGGACGAACTTGACCGTGCTCGTATCCAAGGACTCGAAGCACAAGCTGCAGCCGATATGGAAAAGATCCGTCGTGAGCGTGAACTCTTAGCGGAATGGTTAGAAAATATTAGGCTAGATTTTGTTGATGCCATCAATGCCGGCAAAGTGCCACTCAAAAAAATCAAAGCATACGACCGTCAGGCATGGCTCAAGAAAGCAATTTCGGGAAAAGCAGAACACCAAGACATTTGGACACTGTTTACTAAGTTTTGGGCAGGCGAAGGTCTAGACGTTGCAGTGTTAGAAGGTCACGATGGTGTAGGTCAAGAATCATGGATTAACCTTACACTAAAGATCATGCCTACGAGACCACGAACTGTTAATACAGGACAACACTCTGTTGTTCCTAGTTCTGAAACTCACGGATTAAAGTTTGATCTTGATGTGGGGGAATATCGAGGTTAACTGTGAGTGACTTAATTAAAAATGCAAGGTTACATGCTTCTAATTTAGGCAAGAGCGAACTTAAAGCTGTTGCTACTAATGAAAACTTGCAAGAACTGTTTAAACAAAAACAAGCACTAACTGCAGAAATGAATCAAGCAAAACGAATTGCTGCAGAGGAAGCTGCAAAGCCTTACTTAGAAGCAATATATGAAGTAGACCAAACATACTCCATGTTGCTTAAAATCATATCATCCACAAACTAAGGTAATCAAATGTCAAATATCAAGATCCCAGCAAAGCACTACGTAGGTATGGTCAAGCGGTCAACGGAAAAGATTCCACTAGGGTTTATCACTCCATGGGGTGAAGATGCTGCCGCTAAAAAACGTATGACAACTGTAGACAATTGGTCACGTCAGGGGCGTAACACTAAATCTCTAGAACCGATGATTATCGAGAATGTTCCGATGAACGGTTTTAAAATGACTACCGACATTCGTAGTAGTAGCTATGGCGGATCTGATAAATGGCGTATTGAAGATCCACGTGGATTTGAACTCGAAATCACTAGTCCTAATCTTGCACAACTTCTTACTGTTGGTATGATTGATCGTGGCGAAATTATGGATACTTGTGTCTGGGCTCGTGAGGGTCAACAAAACGTATTGCTCAGCACTTCGACTGAAGAATACAAAGCGGCAGTAAAAAACACCGAAGTCGCTGCTATGACTGCTGATTGGAGAAATGTCAAGATTGGCAATACTGTTCTGCTACAAAATAATGTTACTGGTATTTGGCTAGGACGCATGTTTGGTGTGAAAGTCGAAACATATTATCGTGACGAGCAACACCGCAAAAAGAATAGCATTACAATTACTGACAAGTCTATGCATGTGATTTATATCGATCAAGCGGATAAAAATTACAAGCATAAACTATTGTTAATTAATTCACCAAAACTTGCTGCTATTACAGATACATCAACTAAGACTGAAACCGAAGCCGAAACACTAGTTAACAAACTTCTTACTGATAGCACTTGTAATGTAGAAGGCAATGGTTATCGTCATTACATTGCACTAACTATCGGTGCTCCTAAGATCGGCGAAACTGCTAAACTATCTCTAAAGCCAGTGCAAGTATCTAGTGCAGAGGTCCTTGAAACATTGACTTCTTACCGAAACCGTCATCAAGTTTACATGAAAGGCGGCAGTCAACATCTATACAAAGTTACTGCTAGTAAAAATTATCATAAAAATACTACATCATTTACTTGTAGTGCATATTCTATGCCGCAGTTCGAAGATCATCAGCTTATTCCAATTGGTGGTATGAAGAGCAACAATAACTATTGGAATCGTTACGAGGTTTGGGAACAAAGTTCACACGAATATGTCTTTAAAGCAACAGACGAATTTTTTGCAGCGGTTCTAACTATCAACACTAAGTCTGGTAGCACAATCGAAACGTATATAAGGTAATTGATATGATCGAATGTTTAATTTTAGGTGACAGTATTGCAGTTGGCATTGGTCAAATGCGCCCCGAGTGTGTCGTAGAAGCAAAGTCAGGAATCAATTCTGAAGACTATGCGAATGGTCTATTCCGTCACTTTGAAATTGTAAATTCTAAAAAGACTATTATCAGTCTTGGATCGAACGATGCTTATGTGGAGTCGTTTGGGCCTATGCTTGCATTGCGTGAACTAATTAAAGGCGAAGTTATTTGGATTCTAAGTTCGAACAACGAAGAGTCGAGATTTGCTGCACTTACTATTGCTAAACAGTTCGGTGATAGTGTTGTGGATACTAGAGCTTATCCAATGAGCAAAGATAAAGTGCATCCTACTACTAGTGGCTATAAACAAATTGCTGCAGCGGCACTCGATCCCCAACTATAATGGAATCTATAATGAATTTTACTTGTTACAAGGATGCCGCAGATTATCAACTGCGAGAATGGGCAGAAGGTCGTCCTTGGCATAACCCGTGGTCTCCGGGTGCAACTGAGCCGGACTACAGCACATATGGCGGCGAATGTTGCCCAGACTTTTCTTGTTGTGCGCCTGCAATGATTTGGGCCAAAGAAAGACGTTATGCATTTGTCGCTGCAGATGATGAAAAGCGAGAAGGTATGTTGTTTGGATCACTGTCTGCTCTTGCTGCGGATCACAACGCATATGTAATTGGAGATAAAAATGAATTGGAATGAGTGGCTAGCAGTGCATCACATGGATATCGACACAGGTGACGATACCCTTGATAATATGAAAAAGGCATATATTGCAGGTCTTCAACAAGCATATGATTTAGTATACATGAATGAGGACGGCGACATTGATTTTATCTTATGGCGATTGAAAAACTTAATTAAGGAAAGTAAATGAAACTTTATATTGCTGTATTAGACGACTGTCCAGATCATATGGTGCCAACTGTGGTTGCTCACGCTGTTCTTGGTGCTCATTTAAAGTTTTCTGCCGAACAGCCTGATACTTATTGGGGCGGAACAGAACCAGCACATCCACAGTATCACAGTTGGCTCAAAGACAGTTTCAAAAAAGTTGTTGTAAGAGTCAATCAAAAAGAGTTTGACAAGATTGCTGCACTTCCAAATGTATATATTGGACACGAGAAGAAAACTCTTGACGGGCGTGATAGTTGCGTGGTAGTATGTCCATATGCAGATAGTGAAACTTTGCCAAATGTGTTGAAGTTTGCTAAACTATGGAAACCAAAGAATGACCAAAATTAACTGGCTACACTATCCTAAACATACGCCAAAGAAAAGTGGTTACTATTATACACGATATTTCAATACGCAGTATATGGATTTTTTATATAAATCATTGTGGTATTCGTGTGAAACTGATGAATGGATGTATCGAATAAAGCCACACGTAGCATGTTATATTGAAGAAACTTACAATCAATATTATATCCCAAGTGAAGAACTTGCAGTGGAATTGTTTAAAAATGTCAACTGAATTAGGCAATATAAACAGAGAGATAAAAGCTGCTATGAGACGCTTCATCAATAACGAAGATGAAGCGTCTATTTCTGATATTATAAAGCTGGCAAAAGAACGTGAGCGAATTATGATACATCGTCCGTTTAGAAGGAAACAAGATGACGAAAGATGACCTGTTAGTAAATCTTGAATTCTGGGCAAGCTGTTTGGAGAACCCAACCTACAATTCACTTGAAGTTGGGTTTCGTCACACACCTCTTACCAAAGACGAAATCATTGACCGCTATAAACAAGAATGCAATATGACTCGTCATGCTATACTGCGAGTTATGGAAATCATCAACGAGGAAGGTATAGAATGATACATCAAGTTATATTTCATTACAAAGATCATACTAACTTAGTTGAGCCAAGTTCAAAGCCAGGCGAGTGGATACTAACACAAGATGTAAAAAGCTGGTTGGCGACAAACAACATCAAAGTGTTTATGAAATACACACCGGATGATTCGCCCACAATCACTATGGATTTCCCTTCACAAGCAGATGCAAATTACTTTATTGAAACTTGGGGTAAAAATGAAAACAATCTGTCCTAACAATTTTGCTCACGTTGGTGCAAGTTGCGGCCCACGTTGCACTTGCTTTCCAAAGAAAGATAAAAAATGAGCAACAATTGGATTAACTGGCGGTTTGGCTGCTGGCACTTACACATTGGTCCAGACGAACGTTTTTGGATCAGTTTTAGAAAAAACCAGTATTGGGTAGATAACAAGCCTGAACGTTGGTTTGAAAGGTATTAAAATGATTGAATTAACTGAACTTAATTTTGGCGATGTAGTATATGTTGTCCACGAAACAAATAACAGTTTCGTTAAACAAAAAATTAGCATGATCGATGCTGACGGCGTAGAATGGCATCGCTATGATCGTGATCATTGGGAGTATCGCATTGAAGAATATACTTACTGCGGTAAAGTTACCTGGGTAGAAGAAGGCAACGTTCGCTTTGACGAAGATCGTTTAGACGAATACCATTTTAAACACCCAAACGGCCAAATATACCCAGAAACAGAACCAGCATGGCCAGAAGATTTTAAAGATTGGTTTTATACAAGGGAAGAAGCCGAAAAGTATATTCAAAATCTAAAAGAATCACGAGTGTATGATTAATGTATGTAGAAAACCCGCTCCGTGATTTACACGATGCTATGGCCCATGCTCAGTATGTAGGCTTTAGCGACATTGAATATGAAAAGCGTGATTGGGAAGAGTATCGCAATACTAAAAAAGATATACGCATCCCTGCTGTAAGACGCCCTACAGAGCGTGATTTCTGGGTCTACGCTATGTTTCCACAAACTTGGGGCAGCACTGCACTAGGACACGGTGGTATGGGTGGCGCTGCAATGACCACTGCTTATACTATTGTGCTGGAATGTTATACTACGCAAGAGTTTTTGGTTTACTTTGGCGGGCAGCACTGCTATAGTGTAAGTAGACGCAGCAAGAATCTTGAAGTGTTTATCGAAGACTGTAAGAACCATAATTTAGCAAGCAAGCGTGATAGCGGAAAGTATAACTAATGGAAGACACCGATTGGAGACCTAGCGCCTGTCCTGTCTGCGGCTTTAGTCGATCGGCAGCAAGACATCCTGTTTGTAATAACCCCCATTGCGCCGCCTTTGAAGGAAACGAAAGAACTATGACACTTAAAGAACACAAACGTTATGTGTGGATTCGTGCTGATGGCGAAGCAAAGATCATTGACACTGACATTGTTGAGCTGTGGCAAGGTCCTTACTTTGACAAGGACAAAGATCGCATTTACGAACTTGGCACTGAAGTAGAAATCAAAGTCACTGTTGCTGTTAAAAACAAACCCGTGTATCGTGAAAACGCAAGCGGATATCGCACACCTTTTGAAAATAGAGATTGACAATGACCAGCAAAGTATTTTTGTTTGACGAGGACAGTTGGCTATACTGCTCTGATGTCACTTTCAAAGATGGCATCTGGCGAGGCTGGGTTGAGAATGGTGCTTGGCATCTAGTTTACAATACTGTGGATAAAAGTCTCAAAGCATACAATGGCTCAACAGAAAAAGGCGAACCAGTCACTGAAAGCAATGCTACACTTACTTGGATGTGTGACCCTCAAGGCCTCGGATACAACGAAGTGATTGCGATTGCTAGGGTGCGTTACATAGCAAAAGAATCTGCTAATTTTGAGATTGGCCCAGATAAAAACTTTGCACTGTATCAAAAGCTAAAAGCCAAATACGAAAACGACGACGAGTATGACTTGTATTTGGAACTGCGAGAAAAATATGAAGACGATGAGATACCGTTTTGACTGAAGCACCATATAAACCTGTAGTGGATGGCAGAGCCAGCATCTGCACTTGGGAGTTAGAATTTTACTTCTTTGATGAAGATCAGGTTCGTAATTTCATTAAACTGCTCACCGACCAAGAAATACTGTTTGATTTCGAATTTGAAAAAGTTCTTGATGAAACTAGAACACGGCATTATATTACAATCAAAGGCTCGTGGGCAAACAACCTTGTTCGTGTTGCACAACTGGCAGAAAAGGTAGATTACAAATGGGAATAAATGTTCATTGCTATAGTTACTGGGGTGTTCGCACTGAGTGGAACGACGACGTCAATGAACGTTGGAACGAGCTCGACTCCGAACACGACATTGCTCCGGCAGATGACGTAGAAATTCTTATGGATGGTATGAGCGGCGAGTATATGGTTTTTGGTGTAAGGCTGTATGACAGTGGCGATGCTCGTTGGGGTGAAATGGTTAACAGCAACGAAGTTGAAATTAACGGTGATATTCTTGAACAGATGAGATCAGAGTATATGAGTAATTTTAAGACTCTGTATCCCGAGCAATACGAATGGCTTGCTTCTAAACCGTGGCGTCTTGTAAATCTTGTGCATTACTCATGAGCCTGTTTATCGAATACTACGAAGTGTATAACAAGTCTAGCGACAGCTACGATTATTATTTCATGCCTGTAGATAAGGACGCTATTAATAAAGAAAACTTTGATAGAGATAGCACTCGTATCTGGAAAGTAAATAAAAAAACAAACCGTGTTGCTGTAATTAAAGACAGACGTAAAGATAATCCTCCTGTAATGACTGCAGAAGAGCTGTTTGCTATTTTGTTTACAGGTAAGCCAGTCCCATACAGCGAATATTATCTGCGGCTACAATGGGCTCAAGGAATTATTGAAGATGGCAAAGAAACAAGCACCTAAATACGAAGTAGATTTCAAGCAACGCTTAAAGCAACGTAAGAATCCATACGGCCATGAAGAAGGTTTTTTTGCATCACGTGGCAGACGCAAGTGTTACTTAATTACAAGCCCACAAGGTAAGCACAATATTAAACATTTAACCCACACTGAAATGGTTCAACTTAAACTACAGGGATATGATCTTGGGACTCTTGAATGGGCTGACGACGAAGATTAAGTATACATACCTCGAATGGAAATGGGATCGAATTCTTAAAAAGAGCGGTCACCATAGTTGGGAAAGTTATCTACGCTACAATGATCCCGACTACTATGCTCCGGGCTACACTATAAAAGATCAACTGTGCGGATATCCCTATATTGCTGTGGTGCCTTATCGATACCTTGACTGTAATGTCGATCCTATGTGGGGCCCACTATGGAGTGGATCATCCGTTGAAGACTGGTGCAAAAAAAATTGTCGGTCTAAGTATCGTTGGCATTGGGAACGGGTTGTAATGGATCACGCAGGACAATACTTGCCCAACGGTATCGGCGGCACAGACGAGTTGTTTTTTGGTTTTAAAGATTACGAAGATTACATAACATTCAAAATACGATGGCCATGATTTATAAAGTAAGTATAGGAGATGCAGTAGAATGGCAAGATCCTTTTGCTGTGTTTACACATATGCATGAGTGGGCAACTGAATGTTGCGCTAGTTACTTAGACTTCACTATTGCTGATACATCAGATGTGAGTGGTTATGATTATGTTGCGACATATTCTTTTAAAGACGTAGAAGATAGTTTAGCGTTTAAACTAAATTGGAAACGGCAATGAACGGTCAGAATCTTGTTATAGAACCGGATGAGTTAGATAAGATATTTCATAGATGGAAATATCGAGATCGTCTCGACGAACGCAAGTATCCCATGCGCTACCAAAAAACTTACAGAGATCAACGATTCGAGGACTGGTTGTGGGACCATGGTGGTTCCGTTGTGCAGAAAAACGGAAAGCGATATCTAGTATTTTCTGAATATGATCGTGGAATTGAATTCAAACTAACAACATTATATGGAGTATAACATGCTACTAACTAAACAAGAACTATCAGAACAACTGCTAACAGGCGTCTATAATGTTACGTTTACTAAAGTAGACGGCACAGAAAGAACAATGCCTTGCACATTAAAGGAAGATTTGCTGCCGCCTGCTAAACTAGAAGACCCTCTTTCACAAAAGAAAGTTCGTGCTATCAACGACGAAGTAATGGTAGTGTTTTGCACCGATAAGCAAGAATGGAGATCATTTAGAGTGGCCAATGTTAAAGCCATTAATCACATCTGACACGTTTGTTTATCAACCACACATACGCACTTTTTTTTGGGCAGATCATCAGTTTTATCTTATGCACAAAGAAGAACTAATAGCATGGACCGAGTTTTACAATTGTAAAATGCCGTCTGATTTATATGGTTGGGTCACTTGTCCAGATGATGATACAGCTATAGCATTTAAGCTACGATGGGGAGGTCAAATATGAACAATAAGAGTTTAGCGCAAGCATTACGAGAACGTGCAGAGTTTCTTAATGCTCGAGAATCCAATTCGTATTTAGAATACGGTTGGGGAGATAAAAACAACGTAATTGCTGCACTGCTCGAATTTGCAGATGTAGTTGATGGCTGGAGTGGTGAGTATCTCTCAAAAGAACTAACCTACGAAGAAAATCAACGTAGGCGTTGGCAGCAGCAATGGGATGAGCCTGTGCAATCTCCAATGACAATGGAAGAAAGAATCGCTGCAGCTAGAAAGATGCATTATGATAGTAAAATTAACGAAACCGGTTGACCAGGATAATTTCTGTAGTATGATATCTTGGCTGTTCGCTACATTTGGTGGGCCGCCTAATAAGTGGCGATTACATCAATTGGATTCTATATATTTTGAAAATCAAGAAGATGGTGTATACTTTAAGTTAGTGTGGAGTCAACTATAATGGCAAAATGGGATAAACATAGCCGTAACTGGGAGCCTTCCTTTACATCACGGCTAAAGCAACGTGACGCAGATATGCTCAAACAACAAGGCAAAAAACGCTATGTTGTGACTAAACCGCTATCTAGCATTATGAACGAAAATAAGCCATGGAAAGAAGTGTTAGTTAACATGTTGTTGCGTGAACACTTTCCTAACTACAAATACCTGACATATGATGAAATGATACAACTAAAACTGCAGGGTTGGGAAGTAGTGTTAGCCAAAGATGAATAATACCGGTTGACATTCAAGAACTCATACACTATATTATAACTGTAGGCAAAAGGAGATCAGCATGTCGATGGAAACTGTGACTTACTGGAGCAATGAGCGTGAACGGCTCGGCTACGAAACTACTTGGAGCATTTGGGAGGTCCCGGGGCTCGATACTAAGATGCTTACAGACCGTCCCCGGCTTGTTACCTACAAAATTTACGCTGCGGATACGTCAGTCGAAGAATTGATGGACGGCACTGCTACCGAGATTGTGCTAAAAACGATTGCAAAAAGCGGGACGGTTCGTGACCTGTGGGAAGCTGCTGAAACTGTTTACAAAAAAGCAAAAGCACTGGGCGACTGGCATACGTTTGTCGAAGACTTCCATATGGAAGACGACGGTTCGCTTAAACTTTGCATGGGGTCGTAACTATGACATATAGGTTTAGTGACAGGATTACTACCCTTGCACTTGATTTTATTCGCACCGCACGAGAAGAAGCAGGTGATCTCGGTGCCGAACGTGTTTATGCAATGATGGATGCATTTGATCCCGAACTCCGTGATGAACTGATGTTTCGTCTGATCACCGGAGAAATGTCTGGTAATATCAGAATTCGACGGGACACAAGCGGAAATTACGACATCATTCGGGCTATCAAGTCGATAAGATATATGTCCGGATTCGGTCTTAAAGAATCAAAGGATGTCGCCGATGCTGCATGTGCTGGCGGTGACGGCATTATTAAAGGTAATTGGACACTAGAACAACGTAATTCTCTTGCCAAAGACCTAATAGGAACAGGATTTATGGTAGTATGACAATTCAAATACCAGGATTAACACCACAAGATGTTAAACTATTAGACTATATGTGGAATCTCGACACAGACGAAGAGCTGCACAGGTGGATCAATAAACAAACTCCAGATGTAAAAAATCGCTGTTTGACCCTTATAAGGTTAGCACTAATGGCATCAGTTGAAGATGAAGAAGATGCTAGCATGGACACTACAGTTGCAAAAATAATGCTAGCTAGTATCGGCGTTAAGTGTTAATGCCTAAAACACTAAAGCTAGGTTCTTTACTTTATATGTGTCCGCCTGTGTGGTATAACTTTATTAAAGAACTAAGAAACCAAGGTGTAGCAGAAGAGAATAACGATGGGTTTAGTGTAGAAACACTTAACCGAGAATTGTCTGCATTTGATGCACACTATTATTACATAGGTAACACCGGTTACGTTGATTTTCAGACCGAGTCATCGTATGTTGCTTTCTTACTAACTTATGGATCGACTGTAAATGATAAAACTTCCTAAGCACTCGACATTTTATTATGCATTGCCTGAATATGTTGGCATGTTGCTAGGAATGAATTATTTCAGATCCACTGGGCTCGGATATATTGTAAATATCTGTAGCTTGTGTGATCGTGTTTGGGAACAGCGCCCAGACGGTAAAGTTGTTATACACAAAGATCGACGTGGTCGTCACGAATACGACCCCGAAGAGTTTCAAAGTGTAAAAATTTCAAGCACACCTATTACACACGAAATGTATTACTACATTGCAGAAAAACTAGGAGAAGTTGTTGAGTAAAATTAAAACTATCGACATTTCTCTTTATTACAACGACGGCATTCAGGACCCGTATAGTGCATTACAGGACTGGATGTCATACGACGAGCAAGGAAGATTTCTTAAGGAATGTAACGCTCAATTGGTGTATTTGGATAAGGACGATACGGACACCAATTATATGAATTACTTACATGCACAGTTTGTTCTGCCAGCGGAACATTTTGTAGCACATAAGTTTCGATTTCAATCCATCAAATGATGTATGATGATTTTGCACAAAAAATAATCGATGCTAATCCAAATATGTTGGTGCCGTGGTATCTGATGGCATCTTATGCGTATTACGTCAATGACGACCCTATCTTAAGTGATGGGTTCTATGATAACATGTCTAAGCAATTATTAGAAAAGTTTGATAGTATAACACACTATCACAAACATTTACTGTCAAGAGACATGTTAGAAGCAGGAAGTTATCTAGGAGAATATCCTAGCATTATTCCTGGTGCTATACGGGCAATTGATCCTAGTAGAGAAGTTGTAGCACCAGTAACTGGAAAAGATTTGTTTGAATGGTAAAA